GCAAATCAACCATCATGGATTGCATTGTCGCCAACCTTCTGAAGCTCGGTATCCCAACTTGTCTCGCGTCATTCGAGACTGACGTTAAGCCGATCCTGCTCAACGACCTGCGGCGAACTATGCTCGGCATCGGCAGTCACGAGTTAAGCCATGCCGACACCGCCTCATGCGATCGGCTCATTCGCGAGAAGCTGCACATCATCAGCCAATCGGTTGACGAGGACGAGGAAATGAACCTCGAATATTTCCTGGACCTGTGTCGGACCTCGGTCCTGCGGCGCGGAACGAGGGTCATAATCATCGATCCTTGGAACGAGCTCGAACACAAAGAGCGCCAAGGCGAAAACGAGACGAAATACATCGGCCGCGCGCTGCGAGCGATCAAGCGCTTCGCCAAGGTCTATGACGTTGCGTTCTGGATCATCGCGCACCCAACCAAGCCGTTTGAAGGCAAGGTTCGAATGCCACGACTGCTCGACATCTCAGGATCAGCGAACTGGGCGAACAAAGCAGACTTCGGGCTGAGCTACCACCGCGACGGCAAAGACAATGCCGAGCTGTGCGTGACCAAGGTCCGAAAGGGCTATCCCGGTCGCCGCGGCAGCGTGAAGGTCACTTACGACTACCGGAAATCGTGTTTCGTGGAGACCGATCTCTCATCCACCGGAGGAAGGTAATGGCGTCTCGGCCATTCCAGCGATATCGCCCGTACCTCGGCTATCGCGCAAGCCAGGTGAGAAGCTATGTCGAAGAGACGCTTGCTCGAGACGGTATCGCTCCGTCCTACAACATGATCTGCAATGAGCTTGGCATTGGAACACGCGGCGAGGTCTGCCGCATAGTCTCAGACCTGGAGCGGCGCGGTATCTTCCGCAGAGCCGGCAGAGGACGGGTTCGGCGCATCAGATTGCCGGCCTAAAGCGCTAACATTTGCCGCTGTGCTGCAATGGTAAAACAGCAGCGTCATGGCCAGCAGACTGCGCAAAACGCACCAAGAGGATGTGCGGACCAAAATCCAAACCAGTCAGCTTATAAATAGGCTGCAAGATCATGCACTTGGCAAGATTGAGCTAGAGCCGTCACAAATCAAGGCGATTGAAGTCCTGATCCGCAAGACATTGCCTGACCTGTCGCAAGTGACAGCGAATATCACGCCAGCAGATGACCAGCAGGACAGGAGCGGTGCTCAAGCCGAAGTCTCCGAGTTGTTCGGCGCTCCTCGCCTGATCGTGAACAATGGCTAGAAACGGCCGCGCCTGGAGCCAAGATGACACTGCGGTCTTGGCCCAGCTGGCCGACAACGACGACTGGATGTCAGCGGCGTCTGTGCTGTTTCCCAACCATTCCGAAAGCTCACTCAAGACAAAAATATCGAAGCTTCGCTCTGAGCTAGGCATGAAAGGCCGTCGCGGCGCTCGCGAAGAAGATCAGGACCGCATGAACGCCAAGTCCGTGAGTGCATCACAAGCTTTGCTCGAGGCCACTCTCCGCGCCGGCTTCTGGTCGTGACATGGATTGAGCCGCCGCCGCTCGTAAAGCTGCGTGAGCGTGTCTCACAGCTGATCCTGGACGGTGAGCGAGACTATGCCGACGCATTGATGCGGGAAGCCTGTCTGGCGCCTCCATACGGCCTCTGGGTGCTGCTGCGCTACGGTCTCTCCAGAACGGACGCCCACAACCAATGGGTGTTCGACCGCTGCAACGAGGTCCAAGCGTCTCCCGACGGGCATTTGGATCTGTGGGCTCGAGAGCATTACAAATCGACGATCATCACGTTCGCGCTGTCGATACAGGACATCCTGCGTGATCCTGAGACGACCATCTGCATCTTCAGCCACACCCGCCCGATTGCAAAGGCCTTCCTCCGCCAGATCAAGCAGGAGTTTGAGCGTAATGAACGCCTGAAGCGCTGGTTTCATGACGTGCTCTGGGCAGACCCAACCAAAGAAAGCCCCAAGTGGTCCGAGGATGAAGGGATCACGGTCAAGCGCAAGGGCAACCCAAAAGAGGCCACGGTTGAAGCGTGGGGACTGGTCGACGGTCAGCCAACGTCAAAGCACTTCGATGTGCTCAACTATGACGACATCGTTGTGGAGAGCAGCGTTGGCACTCCGGAGATGATCAAGAAGACCACTGACGCACTTTCCAACAGCTACAACCTCGGCAAACGTGGCGGAAAGCGCAGGTTCGCCGGCACCCGCTATCACTACAACGACACCTATCGAGAGATCATGGATCGCGGAACGGTAAAGCCGCGGCTCTATCCCGCCACTGTTGACGGCACGGTGGCTGGTGTTCCGGTCTTCCTGACACGCGCAGAGCTTACGGACAAACGGCGTGACCAAGGGCCGTATGTGTTCGGCTGCCAGATGCTCCAGGATCCCACGGCGGACGATAAGCAGGGCTTCAAGGCTGAGTGGCTGCAATACGCTGCAGTGACCTCGCGCGGCCATAACCTCATCATCCTGGTCGACCCTGCGAGCAAGAAGAAACCTACCAGCGACTACACCAGCATGTGGGTTCTAGGCCTTGGTCCTGATCGCAAGGTCTACGTTCACGACATGCTGCGGGATCGGCTGAGCCTAACGCAACGGGCTGACACACTCATCAAATGGCACCGTTATTGGTCGGCAAAGGGTCCGATCCAATCGGTCGCTTATGAGGAATACGGACTCCAGGCTGATACCGAACACGCCCAGTCACGGATGGAAGACGAGAACTACCGGTTTGAGATTACACCAGTTGGCGGAAGGCTCAACAAACTGGACCGCATTCGCCGGCTGATCCCGTGGTTTGAGCAGGGGCGCATCTACCTTCCACCATCACTTGTGAAGACCAACTACGAGGGCAAAAGCGTAGACCTCGTGCAGGCGTTCAAGCTCGAGGAATATCTCGCGTTCCCCGTCGCTCCACATGACGACATGCTGGATGCCTTAGCACGGTTCCTCGACGATGACGTGCCGATCTCATTCCCATTGCCGATGCCTGAGGAAGACGACCGCGAGCTTGAGATGGTCGGCGGGCGGAATGTCACAACCGGCTACTGAGCGAAACAAAAATGCCTGACCCAACAGCGAAAGCTAAACTCCCGCGCGCGGCGGGCTACTGAAGGAGGCTCACATGGCGAAAGCCAAGACGACGAGAAAAGCGGAACCGAAGAAGGTTGTCTCAAGCGACAGCGACACGCCGGAATCCAAGCGCTCGCTCAAAGCACAGCAGAAAGCTGCCGAGAACCTGTTCCAAGGTGCTGATGGGGCAGTCCGTACCGAAGAGCAGCACGAAAACCACGTTCGGCGCCAGGCCCTGGGTTATTAGGTGGCGTCAGTCCTCACTCTCCCGGTCGAAGATGAGATCGTTTCGGATGCTTCCGACGAGTCCTTGTCTGCTGCCGAAAAGCTCATGCGAATGGCCGGGACGAGTGGGGACATCAGCGCAATCTATTCCGCTGCCAAACTAGCTGAGATCGGTGAGACCGTTGTTTCCAGCTACGAGCGGGATCTGGTCGATCGCAAGGACTGGGAAGAAACCGCCACTGAAGCTCTGGATGCCTGCTCTCAGGCCGAGCAGCTAAAGGCCAAGACATTCCCGTGGCCCAATGCTGCGAACATGCGCTGGCCGCTGCTCACCATCGCTGCGATGCAGTTCAACGCCCGTATGTATCCCGCAGTGGTCAAGGGCGACGAAGCTGTTCTGTGCAAGGTCATCGGCCAGGACAACGGCAAGCCCGTAACCGCACCTAATCCGGTCAGTGGCGAAGTCCAGCCTGTCCCCGAAATGGATCCGGAAACCGGCAAGCCGCCGATGGGTCCGGATGGTCAGCCCGTAATCCGCCCGCAATGGCTCATTCCCCCAGGAGGCAAGGCCAAGCGAGCCCGCAGGGTCAGCGACTATCTCAACACGGTTGTCTTCTACCGCATGGAGAATTGGGAAGACGACACCGACGCGCTGCTAATGCAGCTGCCGGCGACGGGCTGTGTGTTCCGCAAGACTTGGTACGCTGACGGACCCAATACGGCGACCGTTTCGGCTCTAGACCTCGTTGTTCCGGTCACTGCTCGCAACCTCAAGACCACTCCCCGCATCACCGAGAAGATCCGCGATGTTTTCCCGCATGAGATCGCCCAGAAGCAGAGGCTAGGTTATTACCGGGACATAGACCTTGGGCTACCAACGAAGCCTGACGGCTCGGAGCAGAAGGACGGAACGCGTCTTCTCCTCGAGCAACACTGTCTGTGGGATTTCGACGGTGACGGACTTCCTGAACCATACATCGTCACGGTCGACCATCAGACGCGCCTAGTCCTGAGGATCGAGCCCAACTTTGGACTTGAGGATATCGAGTGGCGCGATGCCGAGCAGACGGTAGCTCTTAGGATCAAGCGCCGCGACTTCTACGTCAAATACGGCATGTTCCCCGATCCGCGGGGCAAGTTCTACGATCAGGGACTGGGGCACTTGCTCAAGCGCATGGGTGACGGCATCGACACGATGCTCAACCAGCTCATCGATGCAGGGACCGCTCAGACCGCAGGTGGTGGGTTCATTGGGTCGGGGGTGAGGCTTCAATCGCGCGGAGCACGGGGCGTAGTTCGCTTTGCACCCGGCGAATACAAGACCGTGGATGTCAACGGCGACACGCTGCGCAATTCGATCGTCGAGAAGACACTACCCAACGTTAGCCCAGTCACATTCCAGCTGCTCGAGCTGATCCTTGGAGCGGCCAAGGACATCGCCGGAATCAAGGACGTAATGACCGGCGAGGCGTCGAACCAGGGTCAGGTCGGAACTACCCTGGCTCTGATCGAGCAGGGCCTTCAGGTTTTCAACGCCACTGCGAAACGGGTCTTCCGGGCGCTCAAGAACGATTTCGAGCTGCTGTTCGACAACATCGCTGAATA